GTCCGACTCTCTTTCCGGCATTTCTTCTGTAGACGATCTAGCCAAAGCTGCTGGTGTTATTCGCGACTTTGCTTATGCTTTTGAAGTTGCCGGAACGATTGGTAACTTCGATTCCAACCCGATTCAGACCATTGTCGACTCTGTTTCGCAGATCACGATCCCTAAGTTTGATGAGGGCGGTATCGAAAGTGCTCAGGCTTACATTTCCGGTCTTTTGACTAGTATTGAAGATGCTTCTACACTACTTTCGTTGACGACGGCAATTACGGCTCTGTCCTCTGCTGGTAGTAGTGCAGCCGACGGTACCTATAATGTTTGGTACACGTCCGGTCAATACCTTGCCGCTGGTCTTGGAGCCGGTATTAGCAGTATGGCTGACTCTGTGAAGACTTCTGCTACTACTGTTGCTTCTGGTGCAATTCAGTCTATCCGCATCGCGTGGTCCATTCAGTCCCCGTCCAAGGTTGGCCAAGAACTCGGCATGTACTTCGACATGGGTATTGCTGGAGGTTTGAGTGAATACTCGAGAATCGTGAGCGATCAGGCGTCAGAAGTCGGCATGAGCGCCGTTGATTCTGCATCTACGCTCCTCCGAGGGGTTGATGGAAGCATCTTTGACAATCTTGATCCGAATCCGACAATCAGACCGGTTGTGGATTTGACAGAGGTTCAAAATGGTGTAAATTCCATCAACACCATGTTCGGTGCGAATCGAGTGTTGTCTAGTGATCTGTTCCGAGGTGTGAATTCTCTTCGTGGAATTGGCACATTGAACATGGATGGCGCAAAGATCGCTGGTGGATTGACTGATAAGAACATCGTTTCTAGTATCAATGCTCTCCAGAACAAACTCGATAATCTCGGTGAAGCTATCTCCAACATGCAGCTCGTGCTGGATTCCGGTGCTCTAGTCGGAGGCACTTCGTCACTTATGGACCAGGCTCTTGGAGACATTAGTTCTCACAAGGGACGTGCTAATTAATTTTTGAGTGGGAGGAATCAAATGTATCATTCGATCACAATTGGAGAAAAGAATACTTGGGACGATTGGCATTTGATTCCTGCCAGTCGTCCTCTTTTTAATACTCCGCCAGTCAAGTTAAGTCTGATTGATATTCCTGGCGCAGATGGCGCATTGGATTTGACCGATGTTCTGGCGGGTCGTCCGACATATGGAAATCGAACCGGCTCGTGGACATTTTATGTGGAGAACGGATTCAAGGATTGGACTGTTCTCTACAACATGATCATGACCTATCTTCACGGTAAATACCTTAGGGCTGTTCTCGAAGACGATCCGACGTTTTATTACGAAGGACGATTCTCCGTGAATCAGTGGAAGTCCGAAAAGAGTTGGTCCCAGATCGTTATCGATTACAACGTTGCTCCGTACAAGAAGTATGTGGCGGGTAATGATGATTGGCTCTGGGACACGTTTAATTTCGAAACTGGTGTTATTCGGCAGTATAAGAATCTCGTTGTGAATGGATCGCTCGAAGTGAGTGTACTGGGCGATTTCATGGATGCCATTCCAGTGATTTCGTCCTCCGCTGCGAGTATGAAATGTACTTATGAGGGTAGAACATATACGCTTTCACGCGGTATGAATCAGTTTGATGATCTCATTATTCACGACGGAGAGAATCTTCTGACCTTTACCGGAAATGGAACAATTTCAATAGAGATTATTGGAGGTACCTTATGACATTTGGTATTTTTGTCAATGGGAATCCAATATACCAGCCTTACTTTCGCGATTTGACTTTGATTAATCCAAAGCTGACTCTTGAGATGGGTAAGGCTGGATCTCTTTCTTTTCGCGTTCCGAAGACCCATCGATACTACAGCGCTCTCGACCAGTTGACAACTATCGTAACTGTCGAGATGGACGATGAAGAGATTTTCAGAGGCCGAGTTTTGAACAATAGTCGCGATTTCAACAATGTGAGGACGATCTATTGCGAAGGTGACTTGGCTTATCTGATCGATAGCGTTCAGCAAGGCGAGAAGTACGAGGGTAAAGCGCATGATTTGTTTCGTAAAATCATAGCCGCCCACAATGCGAGAGTTGAATCAGCCAAACAGTTTACCGTAGGTAACATTACCGTTGAGAATCGGGATGTGTTGCTGGCCGGTAGATCAGACGACATTCAGGATGCGGAAACTGGAGCATTTGATTATAAGCAGATCGCTATCAATTCTGTAGCCGAAGAATGGATGACGACATTTGACTACATCGACAGTACTCTGATTGAGTATGGTGGTGGCTATCTTCGCACTCGCCGTCAAAATGGAGTATCCTACATCGATTTCTTGCAGGATTATGGCTCTCAGGCTGTACAGAAGATCGAGTTCGGCAAGAATCTTCTCGATATCACCGAAGAAGTTTCTGCCGATGATCTGTTTACGGTTCTGATTCCTCTCGGTGATGAAAATCTCACCATCAAGTCTGTAAACGGCGGAAGTGATGAACTCGTCGACACCGAGGCTGTAGCGAGATATGGTCGGATTGTTAGAACACACGTGTTCGACAGTGTGACAAAACCCGAAACGCTATTGGAGAATGGTCGTCGATATTTGCAGAATAATGTCAATGTTCCGACGACTATAACCGTTAAAGCAATTGATTTTCACCTAGTTGATCCAAAGGCTCCACCGATTCGAGTTGGCGATCGAGTTCAGATTGATTCTCTCCCCCATGGGATGCAGGATTATTTGACATGTACGAAGATTGAGTATGACTTTGAGAATCACGCGAATGATACGTACACTTTCGGTAATCCGAAGCAGACTTTGACCGAGCGGTATCGTAAGGATAAGCAGGAATCGAAGTCTGGCGGCGGTCGAGGCGGCGGAGCTGGTGGAGCAGCAGCTGGAGAAGTGGCTGAGGAAGCTAAGAAAGAACTGGATGAACTGTTCGATGCTTACATCAATGTAAATCCGGAAGCTGGCCACATTACTCTAGGAACGCTTCATGAACTGTATAAAGAGGGAAAGAAGACTCTTTACCAGTTTTGTGGCATTGATCTTGATGCTCCGTCCGGAAACATCAACATCAAGAACATGCGAGAGGATATCGATGCCGCTAATGATAGAATAACGAAGCAGAGTGCGCGGATCGATCTGATCAATGAGGCCAATCAGACTTACATTGACATGACTGTTTCCCGTTTTAAGAAGATCGAAGATCTTGAAAGTGGTCACTTTGCTCAGTTAAAGATGTGGGTTAACGATCTCGAGTCGGGCATTCTGCTCAAGGCAGATAAAGTGACCGTTGAGTCTATATCCACTAGTCTTTCCGCGACTCAGTCTGATTTGGATGACGCTAAAAATGTTTTGAAGAAGACTTGTGGAATTGATCTTGATTCCTCTGGAAGCTCTTCTAACGTCAATATTCGTACTCTATTCCAGAAAGTAGACACTCAGGGTAAAGAGATCGAGACAAGCAAAGCGGCGATCGAGACTATTTCTAATGATTTTAAAGCTCAGATTGTGGCAGATACAAAACGGTTTAAAGATCTTGAAGACGGTTACACCAGTTCGAGCACACAGATATCTCAGCTCTCTACCGATCTTCGGTCTCAGATAAATCTGGTGACAAATTTCAAGAAGCAGACCGAAGACGGTTTGGCTCGAAACGAATCATCGATCAAAGCCCTTTCGACGTCTACTGATTCCAGACTCACTCTTATGTCCAAATCGGTAGATGAAAATGCGAATTCAATCGCAACTCTCGAGCTACTTACATCCACGAACGGCAACTCGATAGCGACTCTTAAAGCTGATACCGTCAATATTGACGCTAAGGTGGTCAACATTACCGGTCGTATTAGCGCTTTGGAATTGGAGTACGCGAAGATTGACACGTTGATTTCCAATAAGATCACAGCAACCTTTACTTCTTCTTTCAAACTCACCGCTGGTAGTATTACAGCAGCATTGGTCCAAGCCAGTGCTATGACCATTGATAATAAAACCGTGGCTACTCAGGACTGGGTCAAAGAGATGTTGAAGAATTATTCTAAGAAGACCCATACCCACACGTTTAGTGGGTCTACGACTCTCAAATGGGGTCATGTTCATACTACATCAACTACTTTCGCACCGGGTCAGGCTACTCAGGGTGTAAAGAATTATCAGAATAAGACGATAGAAATCTCCGGTACCACCGGTGGGGCTAGCGCATAAGTTTGGAGGTATATGTGGTGACTCTTTATGATCTTGGCGTTGAAATTATAAAGATTCGGGAAGCCATTAATCAGATTCAAGTTAGTGGTCAGGAGAATGCCTCTTTGATCGTATATGCTCATAAGAAGTGTAATGAGCTTATCGAGACGATCAATGCGATAGCCAGTCAAAATGGGGAAGAAGGTGAAGTAGAAAATGAGTCGGATTGACGAATTGCTAGCTCAGATTCTGAATGCCGTGTATGGTTCAGAAGTCCGAGACGCCATTCATGATAGTATAGAGATTTGTTACGATGATGTCTCCTCTGCAACGACAACTGCCGAGGCTGCTGCGAATGCTGCGAACGCCGCTGCTACTAACGCTACTAATAAAGCGGGTTTGGCTGATACTGCAGCAACCAATGCGAATACTAAGGCGGATTTGGCAAATCAAGCTGCGACCAATGCAACTAATGCTGCTAGTGCTGCGACAACCGCTGCCGGTCAAGTGTCTACAACGATTTCTGGTGCCGCTCAAGCTATATCCGATTGTACCGCAGCTACAGCGGCTGCAAACTCTGCTGCGAGTTCTGCGACTGGTGCCGCTCAGACTGCTAATGGCGCCGCTACTTCTGCGACAAATGCTGCGAATAGTGCATCAGCTGCTGCGACCGCCGCTTCTGATGCCGCTGGACAGGTGGCCACTGCGATACGAGACGCTGGAACTGCAACGACTGCTGCGAACGATGCTGCTGCTCTTGCAAATACTAAAGCTGGTTTGGCTGACACGGCTGCTAGCAATGCAAACACGAAAGCTTTGTTGGCAGATGAGAAAGCCACTCTTGCTGATACGAATGCTGGTTTGGCTAGCACAGCCGCTACTGCTGCCAATGCCGCTGCGGATCGAGTTGATACGGCTATTACAGCTTGTAATGCAGCAAAAGACACAGCACTTAATACTGCTACTACTGTTTCCAATCAGGCTACCACCGCTATTAATGCCGCAAATGGCGCTGCATCTCTTGCAAACACCGCCGCTTCCGATGCGAGTGGAGCCGCCGGTCGAGTAGATACTGCGTTGCAGAATTACGACGCAATGTTAACCGATTTGCAGGACGCGTTGAGTAGTGTTGATGGAGCGGTTAGTGACGCCGATGCTGCTGCTGACTCGGCCGATGCCGCAAGAATAGCCATGTCAAACGAGTTTAGCTCCATTTCGGCTCAAGCTACTACTGCTATCGACAATTGTAACACAGCTAAGGACGCTGCAAACCAAGAAGCCGGAAACGCTCAGTATTGGGCCGGTCAAGCCGAGCATTGGGCTGGTGAGGCTCAATCCCAGGCTGGTAGTGCCGAGAATTGGGCTAGTCAAGCTCAGTCTGCATACGTGAGCGCTACGACCGCTGCGAGTAATGCCAATGGTGCTGCCGATTCGATCGACAACATGACCGTGTCCGCTGAAGACGTCGGACCGAGTGTTCCGGCATCTGTTATCGTCAGTGATGTAGACGGTCATAAGAACATCCATTTCAAACTTAAGCAGGGGAATCCCGGTCTCCCGTTCATTGTTAAGGGTGATGCATATGCTACGCTAGCCGATCTGGAGGCTGATATTTTGTCTCCCGAGGTCGGTGATCAGTATAACGTCGGTAGCGCTCCCCCTTACGATGTCTATCGATGGACTGGAACGACGTGGGAGAACGAAGGGCCGATTAGCACGAGCATAGATCCGATAACCAATGCCGACATCGATGATATTTATGCCGGCACTTCTGTAAGCGGCGTTCGCTATATGGAGCTTTTGGCACTTACATATTTGATCAATAATAAATTGCTGCCTGATATTAATTCGAAGGTTGACAAGGTTGTTGGAAAAGGACTTAGTACAAACGACTTCACTAACTCGTACGTAAGTTTGATACAAGAGTTGCGAACCAAAGTGTATACTATGCAAACCGATAAGGCAAGTAAGTCCGAACTTTCTAATGTCGAGGTTACACTTGGTTCAAGGATTAATACTCAAGGCATTCCAACTGGTGGTACAACTGGCCAATTTCTTCGGAAGGCGTCAAGTAGTAACTACGATGTAGAGTGGGTTACGATTGGCAATGCAAGCGGAGGTAATTTCTAATGTTATATTTGGTCAATTCTGAAGATTTGGTGAATGTGTCCGAGGCCATCCGAAGTTCTGAAGCCGTCTCCGCAGAATCTCTCGAGTTTCCTCAGGGGTTTATTAACGCGATTAATGCGATTATTAACGCTTCGGGTAGTGGAGACGTAACCGTTTCTAAGGTCACCGGATCAGTTGCGAGCGGAAGCACTGTGAGTAGTATAACTTTTCAAGGTCTTCCGACTGGTGATTATTCTTTGGTTGCGGCTTTTGTTTCTGCAAACGGTGGCACACATGAAAGTAGGAATACGGGAACGCCATTGAACGTGACAGTCCCGATTATATTTGCTGGGGTTTGGCCAAATGGCGGCACGGGAAAAACCATGACCGGACGTTCCGGATATTACAATGGATCTTACTACGGCGCCGCTTCATTGGGAACTGTTGGTATGAGTGCGACTTACACACCTTCTGCTGGTACACTGAAATTCACTAAGAGTGGCAGTTCTGCTGGCATGTTCCGAGGCAACATAACTTACACTCTTGTCGCTATATTCAAAGGAGGTTCCTCAGATGGAAATAGTTAACGAACATGTTCTCGGTTTGATTGGTCGTCAGCAGACCAGTAGCGAGATTGATTACGTCGACTCCAATGGGGTTCTTCATCGTGGCGCGAATGCTCCTGTGGTCCAGATCGGATCCGCATCGGTTCTGGAGAATCTGCCAGAAGGCACGTATTCTACTGGCACTATCGCTTATATTTCGGGATTTAGGTCCGCTTGGCAGCTGGCTGCAGACGGCACCTGGGTCCCAATACTCGTAGAGGAGGGATGACGAATGGATGTTTCTACTTTTGGTGTGGCAAGGATTCTAGCGAACGCTATTCCTGGATCCGCTGCTAAACGAGCTGAAGACGCTGCTGCTGCTGCGGAAAGCGCTGCCGAGCTCCTTCAGCCGCCCGCCACCGATTCAGATGTCGGTAAAGCCCTCATCGCCAAAACTGTTGAGGATGGTAAGGTAACCGAGTATGAGTATGGCGAAGCTGGCGGTGGGACTGTTACAGATGTGCAGGTGAATGGCACTTCTGTGGTGCAGGATGGCGTGGCGAATGTGCCGATGGGTGACGGCGTACTTGGTGTGGTCGCGGTAGGCTCGCCCTCGTATGGTCTCGTCCTTACATCAACGGGTCGGATTCAGACGGTTGCGGCGAATTCCAGTGACATAAAAAACGGCGGGAACTCCTATAAGCCCATCACCCCGGCCCTTACTGCCGAAAACGTGTTTTATGGCCTTGCCCGTCTTGCCGGGGAAAGCATGGCATTTGTCACTGGCGAAACCGTCGGCGTCTACCCCGCCGCGCAGAAATCCGC